CGAGATCGCAGCAGTGCGGTCATGGTCAATGACCGTAGAAAAGGAATCGCTGGATGTGACCGACCACGGCGACACTTATCGTGCCAATGTGGGTGGTCTGATCAGTGGTTCGGGCACCATTGAACTGATGTATGACGCGCCGGGTTCAGGCGACAAACTTGACTTGATCAAGGATGTTAACCAAGCCACGGACGAGGCCGATGCAGCCTTTGAGCTGTACTTGGACGAAACTGGCGGCAAGAAGATCACCGGCACGCTGGTGGTGACAGGCTCTGAATACAGTGCTACGGTTGGAGAGATCGAAATTGTGACGGTTAACTTCGTCACATCCGGTGCTCTTACCCTCAGTATCTGATGCCTGCTGCTACACCCCGCGCCGTTGACCTGCTCACTGGCGCTTTTGATCTGAACCAGCGCCGTAAATTTAGCGTCACCAATGATGCTGGAGAAACTGTGCTGGTTCTTTATTTCAAGCCCATCACACGAGCGGACCGCAAGCGTGCCAGCACGTTGGCTGGTTCTGAAGAGGCATTGGACATCAGCACGCAGATGCTATGTCAAATGGCAGAGCTTGAAGATGGCACTAAAGCCTTTGCCTCTGCTGATGCTGCCAAACTGCAGCGAGAGCTGCCGGAACGTGTGCTAAATGATTTAGAGCTGTTCCTGTTCGGGCTAGGTGGTGACGGCAATATAGATGAAGCAAAAAACGATTAGAGGAAGACTCTTGGTTGTTCTTTGAGTTCTTCCTGGCTACTAAGCTCGGGATGACAGTTAGTCGTTTGCGTAGCGAGTTGACGGACGCTGAGTTTGTTCATTTTGCAGCCTTCTACGAGATAAAAGGCAAGCGCGAAAAAGAAGCAATGGATAAGGCAAAGTCAAAACGGTAGACTGACTCTATAGGGAGGTATCGCCGTGGCTGTTTCGGTTGTAGACGTACAGGTAAGGACCGGCGGCGCGGTCAAAGAATTAAACCGTCTTGAGCAGGCGTCCAAAGGTGCAGCGGCTAGTATCGCAAGCCTTGTTTCTACTCTTGGTGCAGGTTTTGCTCTTCAACAAATAGTACGTACAACATCACAGTTTGAATCTGTTTTAAGTGAGATTGGCAAAACTGCAGGCGCTAGCGAAAAGGAAATCACGAAGCTAGCAGAAAGCCTTAAGCAGTTGTCTGCCCCAAGTAAAACAAACCTAGCGCCCACGGTGTTAGCCGAAGGTGTCAAAGACCTTGTGGCGCAGGGTTTGAAGCTAAATGACGCAGTGGCGTCAATGGAGACTCTTGGGAAGGTTGCCGTGGCAACTAACTCGGAATTGACTGATGTCACTAAGACTGGTTTTCAGCTACAAAGCGCACTTAAGATTAGACCAAATGAATTAAAACAAACATTTGACGCCTTGGCATTTGCTGGCAAGGCGGGTGCATTTGAACTGAAAGACATGGCTCAGTTCATGCCTACCATTGCATCTGCTGCAACATCACTAGGCATCCGAGGCAAAGAAGGCGCGGTTGCCTTGGCGGCAATGATGCAGATGGTTCGCAAAGATGCCCCCGGCGCTGCTGAGGCATCTACACGACTGACGGATGCGTTATTGAAAATGACGGCACCGGAGACCGTCAAAAACTTTAAAAAATTTGGTGTAGACATTGAAAAAGTTCTGAAGGATGCAGTGGCAAAGGGTGTCAACCCTATGGATGCTGCAATCAAAGAATTGATTCGTGTCACGGGCAAAGATACATTTAAGTTATCGCAGATATTTGGCGACAAAGAAGCCAAATTGGCATTGATGGCGCTGATGAAATATAAAAAGGAATACGAAGAGCTTAAGGCTGCTGCAGGTGGTGCAGCAGCGGCAGGTACTGTACAAAAAGATTTTGAAGCATCCCTAAAAACATTTAATGGACAACTGCAAACTTTGCAGTCTTCTGGTGAGCTATTAGCGTTGTCGCTGGGCAGAACGTTGCTACCAGTGTTGTCTCGATTCATTGAGGAGCTTGTGCCGCTTGCTAACGGCATTGCTGAATTTGTGCAAGGTATTGGGCAACTACCTAAACCTGTGCTCGATGCAGTTGTTGAAGTAACCAAGCTAGTTATTCAAATTACGTTACTGAAAAAGTTTATTGGGTTGATAGTTGGCGCAGCCGCTTTGTTTAAGGGTGCAATGGCTTTGCTGACTGCCCAGACAGCAATGGCTGGTGCAGCAGCACTTACGGGAAACGCAAAATTGGTTTTACTTCAAGGAGGTATTACAGGAACTGGACGTGTTGCGGCAATAGCAGCGCCGTTAGTTAATACTTTAGCTGCAAGCCTAAGAGCTTTGTCGGTCATTGGGATTGTCACCACTGGTATCAACTATGTAAGCAACGTTGTTGGGGAAGCAAAAAGTATTGAAGAATTGCAGAAACGCAGAGCAGCAGGAGGTGCTGCAGCAGCATTCAAAGGCGCTACTCGTGAGACAGTTGTCAGCGCACAAGCGGGGCAGCGAAAAGCTTTGTTGGCACTGCAAAAAAAAGAAGAGGAGCGACAAAAAAAATTGGCGAAATCAAGTCCATTATTTCAAATACCCGTAGTTGGACCCTTGGCTCTGACTGCGATGTCGCCGTTTATGGCAGCAGAGCAAACAAGAATATCTGAAGAGCAACAATTTGCAAGAGGAGTATTAGGGCTTAATCCTAGTAATTTCAAACCTGAGGCAACAACTCAATCGAATCTTGATGACTCTTCAGGAGTTGGCATAGATCCACTGACCAAGCAAAAGAATAAAAAGCCACGCGAGAGTCAAGTGCCTGAGCTTACTCGTGAGCTTGGTTTATTGCAGCAGCAAACACAACTGCAGGGTCTGCTAGGTCAAGCTGCTTTGGCTAAAAACAAAGAGGATGAGATTCGCCTGCAGGGTATTGGTCGAGAAACTGAACTTCTGTATCAAGCCCTTGCTATTGAGCAAAGCTCTGTACCCCTACAAGAGAAACAGCTTGGTATTGCCAAAATTGGTGAACAACTGGCTCAAAGCCAAATTCAAACAGCACAAGAACTTGCGATGCTCGACTTGCAGCAACGTGAGACAGGCATTGAAAGAATCAAAACTATAGAAGAAGAGAACGAATTGCTGCAAGCAAAACTGCAAGGCAATGAGGCAGAGGTTTTGCTTAGGCAACAGATTGCGCAAATAACGAAAGATACAAAAGGATTGGACGAAGGGCAAGTCAAATCACTTTTAGAACGCAACAACGCCCTCAAGGAACAGATTGATGCTGCTACTCAACTTAAACAGCTTTATGCCGACATTGGTATGTCCATTAAGGACGGTGTTGTTGGCGCTATCCAAGGCGCCATTGATGGCACGAAGAGCCTGCAAGAGGTTGCTACCAACTTGCTGAATAACATTGCCAACAAGCTGCTGGATGTAGCTGTCAACCTTGCCTTGTTCGGCGCCATGTCTGGTACGGGCACTGGCGGTGGCTTACTCGGTGGCTTGTTTAAACCGCGTGCCAATGGCGGCTCCGTGATGGCTGGTCAGGGCTATTTGGTCGGTGAACGCGGCCCTGAACTGTTCATGCCGGGTCGTAGCGGTGGCATTGCTCCTACGGGCTCTTTTGGCGGCGGCGTTCAGGTTGGTGCAGTCAACATCACCGTGCAGAACACTGGTGAAAACCTCAGCCCTGCTGCACAGAAACAGATTGCCGGTCAAGTTCAAGGTATCGTGATGGCAACATTGGTCAATCAGAAGCGCAGCGGAGGCATCCTGTAATGGCTTACGTCAATTTTGATGACATCCCGCTGGTGATGGCCACACCAGTCCGTCGCACGCAACGACGTCAGCTCATCAACTTTGGTGATGGCTATAGCCAGATTCTTACTGATGGTTTGAACATTGATCAGGAGCGCTGGCAATGTGAGACGCCGCCACTTCCGTATTCCAGCGCGTATTCGATTGAAAGTTTTTTGCTTAGTAAAAAAGGGCAGCAAATTAGTTGGACCCCGCCACTTGCCACTAAGAATTTTCAGCGCCCGTTTGCTTCTGGTGTGCTGGATCTTGGCTACGACAATATTTCTTCTTTGACACTTGCCGGTTATACGCGACCGACAAATTACACAGCCAACCTTGCAACCGGCCTTTTAACTTCAGTCACAATTAGCAACGGCACCGTGGTTGATATAACCTTGACGCTGGCGGCTCGGGATTACATTTTGGCGGGTGGTTGGGAAATGACTCCGGTAAGCTCCGCATACATGAAAGTGAGCTTTGAACTGGTGCGAATTTACGTATGACGCAAACTCCTCCCAACGCTCAAACATTTAAGACGCAACTTCCCGAGGTTGTTGATCTTTTTACGCTGGATATTGCCGTATTGCTTCCGGCTGGCTCTGTTGACCAGTCGATTTATCGTTTCTGTAATTGGTCGCAAGTTAACGGCGCCGATGTTATCTATGACGGCAATACATACGTTGCGTTGCCACTACAAGCAAGTGGCTTTGAGCTGAACACCAGCGGTCAACTGGAACGCCCCAGCATCACCTTTGCGAATGTCGGCCTCGCTATCACCGGACTAACAAACACCTACGACGACTTGGTTGGCGCCACGGTGCAGCGCATCCGCACACTGACCACCTACCTTGACGGTCAACCTGCAGCCGATCCGGACGCCTACTGGGGACCAGATCAATGGGTTGTGGAACAGAAGACCAACGAAACAAAATTGTCGGTCACGTTCCAGCTTTCTGTCCCGTTCGATCTTGAAGGCCGCAGTCTTCCCGGTCGCCGTTTGTTGCGCGAACAATGCCAGTGGATTTACCGCGACAACATCGGCTGCCACTACAACGGCGCAAGCTACTGGGACGCGAATGACAACGTGGTTGGCACCTTGGCGCAGGATGCGTGCGGCAAACGGCTGGAAAGCTGCAGATTGCGTTTTGGCTCCGGCAGCCGCTTACCCTTTGGGGGCTTCCCCGGCTTGGTGGATTCGCAAGGCTGATGGAACTGACTACTTGGTCAAATCCGCTAACTGCCGCCCAACGGCTCGCCATGCGCCAATATGCCGAGGCTGCTCACCCACGCGAAACCTGCGGCTTCATCCTGCAAGACGGCTCCGTGGTGGAATGCGCCAACACCAGCAGCGAGCCTGACACCTTCACGATCAGCGCCGATGATACGGCTCTCTTTTACGACGATGCGATTGCCTGCTGGCACAGCCACATCAATTACAGCGGCTTCAGCGAGGCTGACCGTAAAGCCTGCAAGCAACTGAATCTGCCCTACGCGGTGTGGAACTGTGGCGGCAGCGAGGCGTTCTGGCTTGATCCTCAACAATCCGCCGGTCTACTGGAGCGCCCTTGGAACTACGGCGTCTACGACTGCTATTCCGCCGTGCGGGAT